TCGTGGCCATCATGGTCCCCAACCTCGACGGCGTGAAGCCGACCGAAGATGTGTTGTACGACTCCCCGGCGGGTCCGGTGTGCGGGCTCGATATGTTTTACGGCATGTCCCGGCTAATCAAGGACGCGCCCTACATGGCGCACCATTCGGGGTTTGTGCCTGACACGCTCGCCAAAGCCATGACGGCGGCGGGCTTCACGGACGTTACAGCCCAGGCGCTGGAACACTGGACGCTGTTCGGATCGGGCCGCAAGCCTTGAAGGTCGCGCTCTGTTGCCCGACCATCACCCGGCCCTATCAAGCGTTTCTGGACGCTGTAGAGGCTGAGGTCCCGCACCTTGACGCGGCAGGCTACGAACACGGAATGACCTTTGAGGTCGGGTCGGCTTATATCTCGCACTCGAGGGCCAGACTGCTACGCAAGGCGATGACCTGGGACGCCGATGTGGTCATGTTTCTTGACCACGATATGTCATGGAAGCCCGGCGAACTAACCCGCCTGCTAGGCTACAAGGACGACGTCATCTGCGGGACGTATCGGTTCAAGCAGGAGCCCGAAGAGTACATGGGAACCTGGCACGACGCCGCCGGTGTTCCCAAGACCCGAGAAGACGGCTGCATCCACGCAAATTGGGTCCCGGCCGGGTTCCTCAAGATCACGTCGTTTGTCGTGCATAAGCTCATGGGGCTGCACCCCGAACTGGTGTTCGGCCCGCGCTATAACCCGAGTTTCGACCTGTTCAATCACGGCGCCCATGAGGGCGTCTGGTACGGCGAGGACTACGCCTTTTCCCGGCGTTGGAACGCTTCTGGCGGCGAAATCTGGATTGTTCCCGACCTTGAGATCACCCACCACGGCCCGGACGGCACGGCCTATCCGGGCAATTTCCACGAATGGCTTCTCCGCAGGCCAGGCGGAAGCAAACACGAGGACACCTCGGCATGACGTATCTGTTCTCACCTCGCGCGGGCGGCAAGACGCGCACCGCCGCGACCAACTCGGCATCGACCGCCGCGCAATTCCCGACGCGCCCGAACGGCTCGTTTCAAATCCGCGTGTGCAACGACGGCACGACCTGGGGCTATATCGCCTGGAGTTCGTCCAGCTCCGTTGCGGCCACGACCTCGGACGAGCCCTTGCCGCCCGGCCAGTGCGTCGGCTTCACGGTGATGAACGAGGGCAATAACTCGCCGCTCTATTACTCGGTGATCATGGCCTCCAGCACGGCCAACATCACCGTGTCGGTCGGTAGTGGCATCTAGTGGCCATCACCACCTACGCCGAGCTTCAAACGGCTCTGGCGAACTGGCTTGATCGGTCGGACCTGACTTCGCGCATCCCTGAGTTCATCGCGCTCGCCGAAGCGCAGATGAACCGGATGCTGCGCGACCGCAATCAGCAGTCGGTCTCTAACGCCTCGGTCTCGACGGAGTATTTCAGCCTCCCGACCGACTTTGCCGAGGCGATTGACCTGACTGTGGTGTTGAACGGGGTGTCGCAATCCTTATCGCTGACCGACACCGCAACGATTGCAGCGCAGAAGGTTCCCACCTCGTTCACCTCATGGCCGCGCTACTACGCAATTGTCGGCACGCAGGCGCAACTCTACCCGGCGCCCGACACGACCTACAACGCCACCCTGACCTACATTACCCGCGTGCCGGCGCTTACCAACAGCAACACGTCCAACTGGGTGCTTGTCGGGGCTCCTGACGCGTACCTGTACGGCGCGCAGGCCCAGGCGGCGGTGTATCTCCGCGACCCCGAGATGCTGGCGGCGGCGGGCGGCATGTTCCGTGAGTCGATGGCCGAATTGATGCGCGACCGCGCGCAGGTGTTCGGGGCGCTTCGGACGGACGTCTACACCCGCTTGGGCGGGATGCGTTACAACATCAACGCGGATTGGTAGCGCATGGCCACGTTCACGAAGTTCGACGTTTTCACCGAGAACCTGGCGGAGGGCGTCCACGACTTGGGCGCCGACACGCTCAAGATCATGTTGACCAACTCCGCACCGCTGGTGACCAACACGGTGAAGGCGAACCTCACCGAGATCAGCGCCGGCAACGGCTACACGGCGGGCGGCGCCACGGTGACCATCACGGCGTCCTCGCAGACGAGCGGCGTCTATTCGCTGGTCGGCAATGACGTGGTCATCACGGCGTCCGGTGGGTCGGTCGGCCCGTTCCGCTATGCGGTGCTTTACAACGACACCCCGACCAGCCCTGCCGATCCGCTGATTGCGTTCTGGGACTATGCGTCAAGCGTTAGCCTGGCGTCCGGCGAGGCGCTGACGGTGGACTTCGGCGCCAATATTCTGACGGTGACCTGATGCCGACCGGGACAGCTACGCTTGACTTCGGAGCCTTCCCAGGAAGCAACGAGGCGTCGGTCACGTTTGCGGACGCCACGATTGGCGCGGGGTCGAAGGTCGAAGCGTTTGTCATGGGGGCGGACACGACATCGGATCACACGGCCTCGGATCACCGCTACGCCGGGCAGTTTTTCTCACTGACTGCGGCGCCCGACGCGGGTGTCGGCGGGACGATCTACGCGCGGTCAATTCACAAGATGCAGGGGACGTTCGCCGTCCGCTGGGTCTGGGCAGACTAGGGACACATCATGGCGCTTGACACCAATCTCGCCGGGGGCGTCTCCGGTTCGAAGCAAGAGGTCGATGCGAACAAGAACGCGTTCGTCATCACGCCCGGCTTTACCGCAGGCGGCGTTCAGTTTGGCGGCGGCCCCAATGCGGGCCACACAATGCAGTCGGAGAACGATTCCGGCGAACTGACCGGCATCCGCCACGTTCATGCGCCCGAGACCGATGATGACTACCGCCTGCGCGTCGGCCTCGACCTCCTGCTGGATCAGGAAGCCTTCACCGATACTGCGCAGAACACCGGCAAGTTCTCGCACGCCTTCACCACCCTTACCGCCACGTCGAGCGCGTCGGGCCTGCTGACCAACAGCGGCAACATCACCACGACCACGACCGGCATGACGTTCGGCTCGTTCGCGCAATTCCCGATTGGCGGGACTAACACGCTCGTTGTGGAAACGGCGCTTTCGTTCTCCGCGCAGCCGAACTCAAACACGGTGATCGACTTCGGCGTGTTCCAGCGCGGCGCAACGACGGCCTTCGCGCCACTGGACGGCGTTTACTTCCGCATGACCTCGACGGGACTGCTGGGCGTCATCAACAATGCCGGCGTCGAGACCACGACAAGCGTGTTTCCGCTCGCGCTCGGGACAGGGACGTTCGCCTACGTCAACAACCGGGTTTACCGCTTCCTGATCCAGATCACGAACGTCGTCACGACCTTCTGGATCGACAACCTCAAGGTCGGTGAAATCCCGACCCCTGCCGGTGCGGACAGCCCTTGCCTGTCGCGCTCGCTGCCCTGGTCAATCCGCCACGCCATCGTCGGCGGCGCGGCGGGCGCGGCGACGCAGGCGCTGGTCAAGGACTACCGCGTGACCGTGCGCGGCCCTCAGTACGCCAACGTGCTCAGCACGTCGGGCAACCGGATGTTCGGCTCCTATCAGGGCCTCTCCGGCGGTACGATGGGTTCGCTCGCCACCTACGCCAACAGCACCAACCCGACCGCCGCCGCGCCAAGCAACACGGCGCTAACGGCCAACCTTCCGGGCGGCCTCGGAGGGCAGGGCGCTGTCATCGCTGCGGTTGCGGCGGCGACGGACGGCATCTGGGGCAGCTATCAGGTTCCGGCGGGCTCCACGACCGTACAGGGCCGCAGGCTGGTGGTTCGCGGTATCCGGCTGCAATGCGTTAACACGGGCGCGGCTGTGGCGACCACGGCGACCGTTTTGCAATTCTCGCTCGCGTTCGGTCACACGGCGGTTTCGCTGGCAACGGCGGAAAGCGGCTCGTTCGCCACCGGCACGGCCAAGGCTCCGCGTCGCGTGGGCATGGGCTTCCAGTCCTGGGCAGTCGGTGCGGCGATTGGTGCGCCCGCCGCCGAGGGGCCGATCTACCTCGATCTCGGCGACGCGCCGATCTACGTCAATCCGGGCGAGTTCATCGCTCTGGTCGGCAAGTTTCTGGTCGGCACCGCCACGGCTTCGCAGACCATCGCGTTCGTCTGGCAGCCTGTTTACGGCTGGGAGTAACCGTTGAGCCTCCTCCTCGCACTTAGCGGGGGTCTTACCCTAAGCGCGGCCTCGGGGGCCTATACGGTCGCCGGGACGGACGCCGGACTACGGATTGCGCGGCTTCTGGAGGCCGGTGGCGGCGCTTACGTCCTGACCGGGGACAATGCGGCGCTGAGACTGACGCGCCGTCTGGAGGCATCTGGCGGGGTTTACACACTCGTCGGATCGGATGCTGGATTATTCCGTAGCTACAGGCTCGCGGCGGACGGTGGGGCTTATGCGCTGGTCGGTTCGCCGGTCACGTTTAGGCGGTCCTATCGGATTACGGCTGAAGGCGGCTGGTATGTTGTCTCGGGAACGTCGGTTCAATTTCGTGGCTGGCTGACACCCGCCCCAAACCCGGAAACGTGGTCCCCGGTCGGCGCAACGCCGAAAACGTGGGAACCCGCGCCCGTTGTGCCGGAAGATTGGACGCCGGTCCCTGTCGTGCCGGAGGATTGGACTTGAAACCTTTAGGCCCCGGCTCGGTTGTCGGCGACGAGCTTCTAGCGACGTTGCAGGACATTGCGGCGGCCATCACCGAGATCGAAGCCCCGACCAAGCCGGTCCAGATGCCCGCCGTGCTCAACGCCGACCTACCGCCCGCCGAGAACTGGCCCGGGTGCTACATCTTCGTAACCGACGAAGACTGCATCGCCATCTCAACCGATGTGGCGGGGACTTACACATGGCTTAGGGCCGATGGGAGCGCGATCTGATGCCCTCAAGTTACACACCCCTAGGCTTTGAACAGCAAGCCGCTGGCGAAGGCACCAACGTATGGGGTGCCCCCAAACTCAATAACGCCCTAGGCCGCATCGACGGCGCCATCGGCGGCTACTACGCGGTCGCCATCACCGGCAGCTACGCGCTCACCACGTCCAACAGCAGCACGGCGGACGTGGACAACACCGGACGCCGCGCGCTTCTCAAGTTCACCGGATCGCTCGCCGCTAACGCGACCATCACGGTCCCTTCGGTCGGCTTTAGCCGACTGATCTGGAACGCGACGAACAAGGTTCTGACCTTCACCACGGGCGCCGGCAACACGGTGACCATCGACGCGGGCGACAAGACCGTTGTCTGGTGTGACGGGTCGGACTGCCACACGATCTATTTCGGGGGCCTGGCGCTCAAGGACTACATCGCCGCCGTCACGGCGAGCGCGGGCGCGGTTCCGGGTGTGACCGGCAACGCGGGCAAGTTTCTCTACACCGATGGGGCCTCTGCCTACTGGAAGCAGGCCGCCACAACCGACCTTTCCGACTATCAGACCGCGATCCTGGGCGTGCAAGTCGCCTTGGCCGTTGCGCTTTAGGAGCCTGACAGATGCCAGTGACAGCTAATTCAATCATCACGCCGCAGGGTCCGGCGTCGTCTCAAATCAACCTGCCCTCGGGCGCGACCAATTCGACCTACACGACCAGCCCGACAAACACGGTGCTGGCGTTCACGGCGGGGGCCAACGGCGCGCGGGTCACGAAGGTGCAGGCCATTCCATGTGCCACGGTCTCAACCGCCAATCAGGTGCAGTTGTTCCGCGACAACGCCACGGCTGGCGTGTCTCGGTTCTTCGCCGATAGCGCGCTCATGGCGACCTATACGATGGCGCAGAACACCGAGGCCCCGACCACCGATTTCGGCTATTCGGACGATAACCCGATCATTCTGGCCCCGAACGAGCGCATCTACATGGCGCAAGGCCAGTCGGTGAGCATCAACGTGATCATCGAAGCGGCGAACTACTGATGGCCGCTGGTCAGCCTCTACGGGGGCTTGTGGCGCAGGGGATGGATGGGCGGAAGGCGCTGGCGCCATCTGAGCCCATCAGCGCGACCGCTTACACGTCTGGCGCGGGCACCATCACGGCAGCGAGCGCCTGCCGAGTGTTCTGCTATCTCATCGGCGGTGGTGGGGCGGGCGGTGGGGCGGGCGGCGGCACGAACTACGCCCCAGGCGGCGGGGGTGGAGCGGCCTCTTACACGACGTTCACGCTCACTCCCGGTCAGTCTTTTTCGTACTCCATCGGAGCCGGTGGCGCGGGAGGTGGCGGTGCGGGTCCGGCTGGTGGTGCGACAACGCTAACGCTTCCGACCGGGGCTGTGGTTTCGGCTGGCGGTGGTTTGGGCGGTCCGGCTGGTGGCACGGGCGCGCAATCCGGTGGGGTCGGCGGCTCGGCGTCAGGCGGCCTGCGTAACTTCAGCGGTGGACGAGGCGGCAACACGACTGGCGCGGGCGGTGTGGCTGGTGCTGGTGGTGCGGCTGGCGCATCAACGGGCGGACCCGGCGGAGACGGCGGCGACAATACGGCTGGCGGCGGTGGTGGCGGCGCGGCAGATTCCCGCTTCCCCACGGGCCTAGGCAGTCCGGGCGCGGGCGGCACCGGGGCTGCTTCCGGCGCTGGTGGCAACGGTGTTCTGTACGGCGGTGGTGGTGGTGGCATGGGCGGCACGGGCGCGCTTAACGGAGGCAACGGGCGCGACGGCTTGCTGGTTGCTGTGATTGTGCGCGCATGATTCCCGAAACCGCCTTTGCCCTACCCATCGCCTACGCGCTCGCGGATCGGTTCGCGGGTGGCGGCTGGCCTAAGCTGGACGCCCGTTTGCCCGGCCGTGGCGTGGCGTGGGCGGGCGTTGGGTGCGCGGGCCTTGGGTGGGTAGCGGCGGGGCCTTTCGGGGCGCTCCTGGCGCTTGCATGGCTGATCTGGCGCACGCCGGCATGGGACGCCATCCCGTCCGCCTCGATGACGCCCAAGGACGGCGAAGGTTATCTGGCGACGTTCGTGCGCCACGCCCTCGTGGCGCCGCTGGTCATGCTCGCCGCCTATTGGGCCGACAAGCCGTTGATCGCGGCGGCTCCGTTCGTGGCGTTCGGTCTCGCGGCCACGATCCTGGCGGCATGGTACGGGGCCAAGGAAGCCGCTGCGATCAAGGCTGGGCGCGGCATCGGAGACGAGAACGCGACGGTTGAACTCGCACGCGGTGCGGCGTTCGGAATTGCGGCGGTGATTGCGTGCGCGTTGTTCTAGAGCTTCCCCCCGGCCTCAACGGCGACGACACCACGTTCGCGGCCTCGGGTCGGTGGGCGGACGGCTCCAACGTCCGGTTCCGTGAAGGCAAGTTTGAGACCATCGGCGGGTGGGAACTGCTGACGACCACGGCGCTGACCGGCGTTTGCCGGACGGTGTTTGGGTGGACGAACACAGACGCCGAATTGAACATCGCGTTCGGGACGAACACGAATCTTGAGCTTTGGTACGACTCGACCGTGTACGACATCACGCCGTCCAGCGGTTTCACGCCGGGCGCGGCGGACGGAACGGGCGGGGCGGGCTACGGAACCGGCGCCTATAGCGTCGGGGACTATTCGGAGCCTTCCACGGCGGCTTACTACCCGCTCACATGGTCGCTGTCGGCCTGGGGGCAAAACCTGATCGCCAACCCGCGCGGTCAGACCATCTTCGCGTGGACGAACAACACGGCAAGCCCCGCTGCGGCGCTCTCCAACGCCCCGGACGAGTGTACCTATGCGCTTGTCGCCCCGACGCGTCAGGTGTTCGCGCTCGGATGCTCGGCGGAAAGCGGCGGGGTGTTCGATCCGCTGATCATCCGGCACTCGTCGGTCGGCGACAACAACGAATGGAACACGGCGGCCAACACCACGGCGCGCGAATATCGCCTGACAGGCGGTGGGCGCATCGTGGCGGGCCGGGTGATGGGTCAGGCTATCCTGATCTGGACAACCGAGGGACTTTGGCTGGCCTCTTACGTCGGCTCGCTCACGAATATCTGGTCGATCTCCAAGGTCGGCTCGCAATGCGGCCTCATTGGGCCAAATGCGGCGGTTGTGGTGGGTCAGCAGGCGTTCTGGATCGGCCCCGACCTGCAAATCTACACCTACGCGCTGGGTGGGGCTCCGAGGGCGGTGAATTGCCCCATTTTGCGGGGCTTTTCGGACAACCTGGCGTCGGCTCAGGGCGACAAGATCGTCGCCTCGTCCAACGGGCGGTTTTCCGAGATTCGATTCGACTACCCCGACAGCCGCGATGGCAACGAAAACAGCCGATACATCGCCGCCCACGTCCCGACGCTGAACGCAGACGGCCAATATGCGTGGTATCGGGGCGACATGGCCCGGACGGCGTTTGTGGACGCCCCGCCGCATCCGATTCCGACCTATCCGCTCGCGGTGGACGATGACGGCTACGTCTACTGGCACGACAAGGGGACCAGCGCGGACGGCGCGGCCTTCTCGTGGTACATTGAGACCGCTGACAACTACATTTCACCCGACGTCAACGCGATGGTCCGCCAGGTGCAGCCGGACTTCAAGAACCAGCAAGGCCCGGTGTTTGTGGACGTGACCACGAAGTTTGCGCCGCAGGGCGACGCTACGACGGTGACGGGCTCCCCGATGGCGCCCGGTGACCGCAAGTCGGACGTTCGGGCAACCGGAAGGGTCATTCGTGTCAAGTTCTACGGAAACTCTAGCCCCACCTTCTGCCGAGGCGGCAACCCTACCGTTGACTACACTCCAGCGGGTGGCCGTTGATTGGGGCGCGTGCCGTGATTGGCTTCTGCCCTGCATGGTGGACACGACCGAAGAAGAGGTGTTCGCCGATTTGATCGCCAACCGCGCGCAACTCTGGCGCGGTGATCGTTCGGCGATGGTTCTGCAACTGATAGCCCCGCCGCCGGTTCTGCATATCTGGTTAGCGGGCGGGGATTTGGGCGACCTTCTGGCGATGCGGGCCGGGCTTGAAGCCTGGGGCCGGACGCAGGGGTGCGAAGCGGTCACGATCAACGGTCGGAACGGCTGGCGGCGGGTGTTGGCCCGGTTTGGCTATGAGCCGGACGGCGAGGAACTACGGAAGGCGCTGCGATGAAAAAAAAGACCCGCACGAAGACCACGGAGAACGCGCAACAGCAAGCGACGTTCACGCCGAACAACCCGACGTTCGTGCAGCCGGCCATTGAGAACCTTTCGACCCGGATCAGCGAGACCTTCGGCGCGGCTGATCCATCGAAGCTCGCTCCCGGCCCGACAAACCTCCAGACACAGGCCCTCGGCGGTGCGGCGGGGCTTGGACGCCCGGCGGTGTTCGGAGACGCCCAGACGGCCATTCAGCGCGGCCTGGGGGGTGGTCCGCAGTCGGTTGATCGGGTCAACATCGCGGACAGCATATCCGGCTTTATGAATCCCTACCTCAAGGACGTGGTTGACACGTCCCTGGCCGACTTCGATTTCGGCGCGGGCATGTCGCGGGCGCAAGGCCAACTGGCGCGGGCGGGTGACGAGACCTTCGGCGGATCGTCGGGCGCATTGCAGGCGGCCTTGACCGAGGGTGAGCTAGGACGCGGACGCGGGAGCCTTTCGGCGGGTCTCCGCAGCGGGGCCTTTGACCGCGCGTCGTCGCTCGCGGCGCAGCAGGCGGCAATGGACGCCCAACGCAACCAGATGAACGCCAACTTCGGCGAGACGGCCTTGCAGCGCCAGCTACAGGGCGGCACTGCGCTTGGAGCCTTGGGCGAGGCGCAATCGGGCATCGACCGCGCCAACGTGCAGACGAAGTTCGGGCTCGGCGAGGCGCAACGCCAGATTGAGAAGGAACAGGGCAACGCCAGCATTGACGCGCTGTTGAAGCAGATTAGCGCGTTCTCAGGCCTGCCGTTGGATATACTCAAGGGCTATACCACGAGCGGCACGTCCTCCAGCACCGGGACCAGCACGACCAAGCAGTCGGGGTTCACGGCGGCTGACTTCCTCAACTTTATGGCGGCTAACGCGGCAGCGGCGGCCAAGGCGTCAGGGGGGGCGTAATGCCTATTTTTGGGAAGCGGTCTCAGGCTTACGAACTGACCGGGCGCGAGCGTCCTGGCGTTGGCGGTCAGGTGTTGAACCAGATCGGCATGAACCTCTTCGGCGTGGACGTGGAGGGCATGAAGCTCAACCGCGCCATGGCCGAGAAGCAACGCGAGTTCATGACGCAACTCGCCGGGCGTCTACGGCCAGAGTACGCCCCGACCAACAACGAATTGACGGTTGGCCTTAACGGCGAGGGCAACGCGTCAACGTGGTCGCCGGAAGCGTCAATCAACCCAGTGCGGACGGCAGACCCGCTCAACATCAACTCACCCGAGTTGGCGCTGCTCAGGATGCGGGGCGACCAACTCGGCTATGATATGAGCGGCATCACGGACGTATTGAAGGCGCAACAGCCAGATTGGAAGATTGGACCTGACGGGCGTCCGTACAACGCCAAAGCTTCTGGCGGTCTCCCCGAGCGGTTCCGCAATCCGACGAACGTCAACGGATGGGTCGCGGACCTCAACAATCCGGAAAACGAGGGGCAATATTTCCCGACGCTTCCGAGTGGCGTAATCCCCAACAGCAAGGGCGGCGTTGCCAACATTGGCGGCCTGACCCCGGCGTTGCAGGAGCAATCCGAGGCCGAAACCTTGGGCCGCACGCGCGGCACGATGCTAAACGTCCCGCGCCCGCCAAGAATGGGTGGCGGCACCGGCCTAATGACCGGCGCGCAGTACCTCGGCACCGAGGGCGCCCCCGGCGCGCAGTCAAGCGGCTTCGGCGTTGCGCCAGCGCCAGCGGACCAAGCCTATGACGCCGTGCTTGCGAAGGACGATGCGGCGCGATTTGAGGGCATCCTGACGGCTGCAAACACCGCCCGGTCGGTGCGATCCAATCTGATCCAGATGTCCAACCTGCTTAAGAACGTCAACACAGGCAGTCTGACGCCCGTTGGGCGCGAGATTGCTTCGGCGATGACGTCTCTCGGAATGGACGTTAACCCGGATTGGAACGCCGTGCAGGCGGCAGAGGCTATCGCCAACAAGCTGGTTCTTGACTTTGCGGGCGGTTCGCTCGGCACGGGCATTGCGACCAGTGACCGGACGTTCATCGAAAAGATGGGGCCGCAGGTCACACAGACGCCCCAAGGCCGCCAGATCATTATCGACTTCGCGATCAAAAAAGCCGACCGCGACATACAAGTCGGCCAGATGGCGCGGCAATGGCAGCAAAAGGTTGGGCGGCTGGATAGGCCCGACGTCAATGGCCGCAGCTTCTATGACTACCTCGACCAATGGGCGGAACAGAACCCCCTCGTCACGCGGGCGCCATAACGATGGAAGTCGAAGAACTGATCCGCATGACGGCGCGCAAGCATGGCGTGCCGGAAGACCTCGCCGTGCGGGTGGCGTTTCAGGAGTCGCGCCTCAATCAAGGCGCGGTGAGCCCCAAGGGCGCAATCGGCGTCATGCAGCTAATGCCCGGCACGGCGCAAGACCTCGGCGTCAACCCGCGAGACCTACGCCAGAACATTGACGGCGGGGTGCGATACCTCGGGCAGCAGCTAAAGACGTTCGGCGACGAGCGGCTTGCTTTGGCGGCGTACAACGCGGGACCGGGTGCGGTGCAGAAGTACGGCGGGGTGCCGCCCTTCCGCGAAACGCAGGATTACGTCCGCAAGATTTCAGGGGGCGGCGACGTGCAAGCAGTCAGCGGCGCAGACATCTTCGGCATGGGTCCGGCTGGCGGGCGCGGTGCGGCTTCCGGCGCGGCGGGTGTCAGCGGGGCCGACATCTTCGGCATGGGCGGCGGTGCGGCTCCGGGTGGCGCACAACCCCCGCCTGGCCGCACGCCCCCGCCTGGCGTGTTGCCGCCGCAGGGCCAAGCAACGCCCGTCCGCTCTACAAACGTCAATCCGGCGGAAGTGGCGGCGCTTGCCACGCGCCCGTCCTTTGGTCTTGGCGTTCAGAAAGGCGCGTTTACGTCTGTCGATAACGTCTCCAACTGGCTACAATCCGCCGTCCGCAATTCCCCCGTCGCCCCCGCAATGGCGGACCAGGGAAGGGCGCTGCGGAGCATCTTGCCCGAGGGGCTGGTGGGCTTCATTGACAACCCGCAAGCCTACTATGACGAACAGAGACGTCAGGGCCGCACCCCAAGCAAGGTGGGCGAGTTCGTCGGCAATGTGGCTGGCACATCGTGGATTCCGGGCGGCCCGTTTGTTCAGGCGGGCCTCGGCGGGGCCGTTCTGTCACAAGGCGACACGCCGTTTGAGGTCGGGCGCGACGCGCTGGTTTCTGGGCTTTTCGGCAAGGGTGCGGACCTTGGATTGAGCATCCTTGGGCCGCAAGCCGCAAAGCTGTTAGCCGGCAACGCGAAGCCGGATGAGATCATGACCTTGGCCCGAAACAAGGTTCTGCAAGACGCGCGGACGGCGGGCGTCACACTGTCGCGGAACGACGCTGAGGTGCAGGCCGCCGAATTGGCCAAGCGTGCGCTGTATAAGGCCGTGGATGACTCGGGCTTCCGCTTTAATCAGGGCGCCGTTGATAACCTCGTGCGCGACTTTCAGGCTGAACTTGGAAAGGTCGCCTTGAGCAAGGAGGCCAAGGCCAACGCCCAAAGCATCATCACTTACGCCAAGACCCTGAAAGACCCTTCGCTATCGCAACTGGAGAAGCTGCGCAGCGACATCTACGAGGCATTGAGCAAAAAGGGCGGCGATAACGCTGTCATCGGGGGCCAGTTCCGCCAGCGCATCGACGGCATGATTGATGCGGTGGACAACGGCCTTGTGCGGCAGGCCCGCGCCTATAATGCCCGGTTCAAAAAGGCCGACTACGTTAACCGCGCTTCACAAAGCGCCGACCTCGCCGCCGAGCGAACCTATGGTGGCGACTACGGACGCAAGCTCAAGGATCGGGTCGGCCCTCTGGTTGATCCACTGAAAAAGCAAACCAACTTCCGGGGCGCGACGGCGGACGAAACGGCGGCCTTGAACAAGGTTGCGCGAGGAACCCCGACACAACGGGTCGCAACCGAGATCGGCGCGATGACCGACCCCCGCCGGATGGGGGGCAAGATTCTTGCTGGCGCCCTCGGAGGTATGACGGGAACGGCTGGCATTATGTCGGGCGGCGCGTCGCTTCCGCTGACGATGCTTTTGCAAGCGGCTCAGATAGGCACTGGCTTGGGCGCAACCGGACTCGCCAGCAATATCGCGCGAAACAACCTTCAAGACCTGATCAAGCTGATCACTTCTGGCGGCTCCAGACAAGCCTCGGCCCGCGTTCCAACGGCTGCAAGTCAGACGGCTCAGAAGGTGGTGCAGCGGGCTCGACCGGCGGCTGTGGTGGCTGTTGCCCCCTCACTCGCCGCATCACGCGAGCCCAAAGCGCAGAATCGAAAGCCGCCAGCCAAATAACCCACATCGCGCGTCTCAGCGCGACGGCTGTTGCAGCAACGGCGGCCACCCAAATGGCCGAACCCGGCTCAAACTCCATTCCACCAGCATAAGAGGCGGACAAGCCTATGGCAATGTCACTCGGCATCGGGATCGGGCTACCGTTCGGGGGGGCTCCGGCTGCGTCTGCGGTGATTGACGCCCCGTTCGCGTCGGTCAACGGGACGGGCGCTTACGATAGCTGGTCGGCGGAGTACGGCGCCACGCCCTCGGTTCCGTCGCCTATCGCCTTCACGGCTTCGCGTGAGGGTTTTGACGCCAGCGGGGGGGCGACGACGTACCTCGACACGCTCTACGTCACGACGCGGGTTCGCCAACCTTATCCGAACCAGGCCAGTCAATCGGCCCTCACGGTGGCGCTTTCGGATTACATCTATTCGACCGACACGCCCTCGGGAAGCGTCACGAACAACGCCACGCTGACCAGTCCGGTTCCGATCTGCAATTGGGTGACGCCGCATCGCAGCGTGGTCGGCAACACCATCGGCGGGACGGTGGTTCCGGTCGAGATTGTCGCCTTCCACCGCAACGCGCGGGCGGGGCGTCAGGTCGCTTCCGTGGTGTTCTCTATCACGGACGGCACGAACACCGTCACCTGCACGCCGGTGTCAACCACGGTGGTCAGCAACCGCACCGGGGACCGCGCGGCGGTGCTGGTCTACCGGATGCCGGAAACCGACATCACCAGCCTGAACAACAACGCCGTCCTGACCACCCGTTGTCAGGTATATCCCTGGATCGGCGCAAGCGGTTCGGTGGCGGATAGTTCCACCGGAACGGCGGTCAACGGGCGCGACTTCGGTCCTCGGTATTTCTACAAGTCCACCGGGCTCGCGGCGGCGCCGTATTACGCCTACATCACCACGGCCGGCAACGACGGGACCGGGGTGTTTTCGACCACGGCGGCGACGGCGGAAGCCTCCCCGTTCCTGACTGTCGTCGGCATGTTCGACGCGCTCAACTCCGGCGCGGCGGGCAAGGCGGACGGCGTCATCGTGCGCATCGGCAACGACGGGGGAACGCCGTTTGTCCTGACCGGCTCGGCGACCTCGCGCAATCAGGACTGCGCGGCGATCATTTTCACCCGCGACCCCAACGTCGCCCGCGCCAATGCCCGCGTGTCGTGGGGTGCGGCATCGTTCCGCCCTCGCCTCCTGGCGGGGCTGGATTCGCCGCTAACGACCGGCTGCATCAACTTTCAGGACATCAACCTCGTCCGAACCGGCGCGTCCACGATCCGTGGCGAAGCGGCCAACCAGCTAGAAATCCAGTTCAACGATGTGGATTTCGACAACAGCACGGCGACGGCCAACTTCCTATCAGATAGCCATAGCTACTTCTACGGAGCCACTGTCACGGCGCTTGCCGCGTCGTGCAGCACGTTCGCGGCGGGAACCAATGAACACCGCATCTTCCGGGGCGTCTCCTGCACGGTAGGCACCGGCAACAACATCGAGAACTACCTGAGCGTCGGCTGCACATGGACCAGCCCGGCGTCGTTCCTGATCGCCACGCGGACGGCGACCGGAGGCGTCTTCGCCTTCAACCGCGTCAACAGCCCGTCCGGCTCTGCCATGATGAACATCGGCGGCTCGGCGGACGTGACGAACTACGCCTTCTGTCAGAACGTCATCGAGTGGACCGCGACGACGACGGGCTACGTCCTGGGCGTCTCCAACGACAGCAACACCGGCAACAATACCCACGTGGTCGCCCACAACAACACGGTTATCGGGGCCTTCACAGCGGGCCGCTGCAATCTGTTTTACGACGAAGGCGCGACGGCCCGATCTTCCAAGCTCATGTCTTTGCGCGGCAACCTCTGGACGCAGCTTAACACCAAAGGCGACGTGTTTCAGACCGATGGCACGCGCCTCGGGAATTGGGCCTATCTCTACGGCGTCGGCTGTCTGGACGAGTGGTCGCAATACATCGACGCGGATTCGGGTGGGCTCGGGTCGGCGTTTGCTCAAGCCTACGCGGGCATCGGGTCAAGTCTCGGCACAACCGCGCTCACCTCTTCCGCGCAGATGTCGAACACGAACTGGACTACGTTCGCGGGTGTCACGGTCGCGGCGGGGCCTGCCTACACGGTGGGGGCCGGAAGCGGCGTCTACACCCTCACCAGCGGGGCGGCTCCGGTTGCCGACATCATGGACGTGGCGGTTCTCTCTCACGACTTTGGCGGAACCGCGCGGCCGACCACGGCGGCGACGGTGGGGGCTTACGAAGCGCCATGACACAACCCACCCATGCCGACATCTACCGCGAGGTGGGCGCCGTGTCGCAACAGGTCGAGAACTTGGAGGTGCGCGCCGAAGCGCACTCCGAGCGCATCCGGGCGGTCGAGGACGCCGTTAAGGCCAACGGACACACGTCGCACACGGTGCTGGAAGTCCTTGCCGAGCTTCGCGCCGACATCGCGGAGATCAAGGCCAAGGTCATGGCCTACGACCTCCTGAAAGCCCGCGTGCTGGCAGGTGTCAGCGTGGCGGTGGTGACCATCGGGGCGGCCTTCGCGGCGTTCTGGTGGGCGGTGGGCGACAGGATCGCCCACCTTCTAAAAGGTCCAACAACCTAGCGAGGCCGACACATGCCGGCGCCTAAAAGGTCAGCGGAACAACTCGCGCTTATGCGCGAACTGGTGGAGGCCAAGCTACGAGAAGGCTTCCGCCCTATGGGGATGGCTGGGGCTGGTCCCGGCGCCATCGCTGCAGCGAGTAAGGAGGCCGTCAAGATCGGCCTCTACGGTACGACGTCCGCCTTCATTACGGCGGTTTCCAACTCGATTGATGACGTGGGCGTGGATTGGTCGCTGTACCGTCCGGCGCGGTACCATCAACCAGTACCATTGGCGGTGGTTCACAGTGCGCCAGCGCCGCCGCCTATGGAGCCCTCGGGGACGCCTCGGCGCATCCTTGCCATCGGGGATCTACACCAGGACCCGCGACACCCCGACCGCCTGGCGGTGATGACTTGGCTAGGTCGGATGGCCTCCGAACACCGGCCCGAGCGGATCATCCAGATCGGGGACTGGTCTACCTTTGACAGCGCATCGGCGCACGATCCTAACGACACCCTCGCCGCCAAGGTCAAGCCGACGATCCGGCAGGACTTGGAGAACCTGACCGCCTCGCATCAAGCCTTCCGGCGCGGGATGGCCGATGACTATAAGCCCAAACTCGACATCACGCTAGGGAACCACGAAAACCGGCTCGAGCGGTTCGAGAACGTGAACCCCGAAAGCGCGGGGACATACACCCTCGCGCGAGACGAGACGTTTGCGCAGTTCGGATGGCGCCCCCGGCCTTACGGCGAGATGCTGTACGTCGAAGGTGTAGCCTTCACGCATCACCCGGTGAATGGGGCGGGCCGCGCATTTGGCGGCAAGACCGGACC